CATCCAACCCAAACTCGCGCCGTAGAACAGCGTGAGCGATGTCCTGCCGAACCTCCGTGCCCACTCCATACAACGTGCGCTCCATGCGTGGATTTTCGGCACCAGCATCTTCCAGCTCACGCAAGATCTCTGCCCGCCTCTTTCCCAAGCGCACCGTCAGCGCACGCAATTCGTCTGGACGTGCACTCCGCGCAATTACTTTCGCATGATGTACGTCCAAGCGCACCGGCATCAACTCCGCAGGCCACGGTCCCCACTTGGTGAGTACATTGACCCATCCTGGCGACCGCCGATGCGGCAACACGTATAGCGCTGTCCGGCCCGCTGCCGCCTCCGTGAGCACCGCCGTCGTACTCTCCAGATAGATCGCCATCGCGTCCATGTCGTCAGGCGCCCCGCTCACCAACGCGATGCGCAGATCTTGGGCGTACTTCATCTCCGTTCCGTTCAACAGGATCTTCGGGGCACGCTGTTGCAACTTCTGCTTCAACAGGCCCGCCATCATTTGCAAGAACAGCGCGCGCCCCCGCTCAACACGCTCTGGTAGATGCGCGATGACATCGTTGTAGATGGCGACCGTCTTGGCCAAGTTGTAGCTCGTCGGAGTCGGAGACATCGTGGCCAAGCGCGGACGCTGGTAACGCAGCTTCGCCATGCGCATCTATGACGCCGCAGGCGTGCTCACCACGGGGACAAGACGCTCGTTGACGACCACCGCTTGGCCATCACGTGCGATCATCTTCCGCAGCAACGACTCATGCCCTTTGCAGCATCCAACGCTACCGCGCCCCGTGAACTCCACCGCCATGTCGGCATCAGTACCACAGATGAAGCAGTAGCTCGCCAGGTTGGCACGCGGTCCCTTGTAGCGCGGGAACGCCAACCCCTTGATCGGACCACCGCAGTCGTGCTGCTGACACCCCGGCGTTCTCCCCTCTCGCAATGCCTTCCAGTGATGCTCGCACCACGCGCACACCGCGCTCATACCGTTGGCGATTTCCTTCTTGATGATCAGCTCGCTCAGCATGTCAACATCCTCCCTGGCCACTACTCTCCGGCTAACTCAGACACCCTGTTCGCTACGTCCGCAGCAAACTTCTTCATGCGCTTCGGGAAGTTCTCAATATCGTCAGGCGCGCTCTTACCTGGGAAGATCCACACATACGGCCAGTTGTCGCGCCCCTTCGTCTTGACGTTCACATCGGCTCCACCCTCTCCGAACACCCGACCAGCAACCTTCGATGCCTTGAGCAACTGCGGCCAAACCTTCTCCCATGCGTCGGCATCGCCACGCGACAATGGAGACTGGAACTCGACATGCAGTTGAACTCCCTTTGGCAAAGGCTGCACACCGATATGAACCGGCACGCTCAACCCCAACATCTGGATGCTCAGGGAAGAGATGCCCCACCCATCCGCATCCCAGCGGTGGAGTATTTTGAACCCAGCCCGCTTGAACTGCTCAGCAAACTCCGCCATGGCATTGGTGCTCAACTCGCGAGCGTGATCATACGACAGACCAGACCACCCTTCGTCTTCTTCCGTCAGGGCATGAAAAAGCTGCCCCATTGTCCTCGTCGCCATGTTCTCAGCCTACCTTTCGTTCCGGTACGAACTTCGACCGGCGCTTGAGCAGTAGCTTGTACCCAACAGTCATCGCCGACCCCAGGATGTTTCCCGACGCCCCCGCGTTCACCACGTCCCACCACAGGTTGAACACGTAGATCACGTCGCCCTCTTTCGGCGTCCGTCCCGCGAACGAACGCCCCTTCAACGCCGTCTCCCAGTGGAGGACCGCAATGCAGCACGTCGCATCGTATTCGACGATCTTTCCCTCCTCGCGCACAGATGGTTGGCGGTTCTCCGCCTCCTGGTACTCCACCGTGCATTGGAAGGTCAGCGGTGCTTCTCCCCCAATCACATTCGGCGAGAAGTTCCACGACGTCGGATGGTTCTGATCAGTCCCACGCGGATCGTGACCGCCGTACAGCGGATCGTTATCCGGCTCGCCATACAGCGGGTCCACATTGCGACCCCGGTTGAGGCTGTAATACTCGCAGGTCGGCCCCACCAGCGCGATCCGCTCCGCTTCCAAAGACTTGAGATAGGCAGCTTCAGTCGGACAACATTCGGGGCCGTAGATGGCCATGGATCACCTCCGTCAGCCGCGATCACCATGCCGCCTCTGGCCAACCGCAACGCCCTGGTCGCCTGGTCGCGCCTGCCGTATAGATTCGCCTCGGCAAACTCATCGCTCCACTGGTTTCCAGTCCAAAACCATGTCCTGTGGTTGACGCGTTTGACGATGATGTACATTCCTCCGCTTCACCACGGACCGAAGATCAATCCTCGTTGTCGTAATCCTCGCGAGAGATTACCTGTCCGCCATTGCTCTTCTCGGCAGCTTGTTCAGCTTTTCTCTCGGTATCGTATTCCATCCCATCCGGGTATTCATCGCTCCACTGCCTGCCAGTCCAGAACAAAGTCCGTCCGCTATTTCTCTTGATCACCAGGAAACGACCCTTGCCCTCGGACAGGCGCTTCTTGCTGCCATACATTGCCAAGCACTCGTTGATGGCGGCAATGTCCTGCCTGTTGAGTCCCTCTTTGACACCCGGCATCAGACGTGGGCTACTGTCTCGCGCCAACTTCTTCTTCGCCTTGGCCAGTTTCGCACCGAGCCCATCCCAGCATCGGATGTCCCGACCCGCATCCCGCGCAGATCGCCCGCACGGCAGCTTGGTGGCGGCGAAGTGCAACTTCTTGCCCTTCTTCGTGGCCTTCAGCTTGCGGCTGCCCTTCTTCGCTCCATCCGACCACGAACCGCCAGGCTTAACGCCTTCACGCGATGTGAATTGACCGCCCTTGTCATGGAACGGATTGAACTTGATGTTGGTCTTCGGCTCCCCGCTGGCGCGATTAGATGCCACTTTCTCCGCCAACACCGCGTTGACGTCCTCCACCAAGTCGTCCAGTGAGTCCAGGCTCTCCTCCGTCGCCTGCTCGTGATAGGAGATCAAAGCCATCTGGATCACTTCGGGCTTCTGTACGAGAACGCTGGGAGCGAAGTGCACGCTGGTCTGGTGCTCGCTCATGTAGAGCTTCACCTCGCCCGGCGTGAGCAGCCCGGTCTCCAGCACGAAATCGTACAGATCCTGCGCATCCATGGCGGACTCGAAGTTGAACATGATCTCGCCATCGCTCTCCTTACCCTGCCACGGACGCATGTCCTTGCGGTCCGCCGAGCGCACCGATCCCAACGGGACGTGCTGCTGCGATGTGGCGATGGCGTCCTCGGCGAGCGCCTTCACCGCGCCTCGTCGCAGGACGTCATCCTGGCGCGTACTCGGCGTGATCCCCAGCATGCGCTTCTCGGACTCGGACATGCACTCAGCGATAGACCCCAAGATCTCATTCAACGGACCTACGTGACTGATCATGCGGACCTCCTCTAGGCAGTCCAGAACCCGACGGGCGACTGCAACTGTCGAATCTTCTCTTCCAACTCTTTTTCACGCGCATCGGCGTTCGCGTACAGCGAGTCGCCGTCCATCCCAAACGATCCTGTGGCGCTCGGCTTGTCCGAATACTTCATGCGGATCATTCCCAGCGTCTTCATCGACTGCACCAGGGCGTACTCGCGGAATAACCAATACTCCGAGTTGCTCATCTTCGTCATGTCGACCTCGGTCGAGATGTACACCACACCCACCCGCTGGCCGTTCAGCTCCGAGTTCTGCGGCGGCGTCAGGATGAGCAAGCGTCGCGCCCGATCCCACTCCCAATCGAGGTCGTTGCTGACCACGCGCGATCCCAGCTCCCGGTATTGCATGAGCTGCACCAGCGCGGAGTAGCCACCGTAGCCCGCATACACCCAGGTGTACGGATTCACCTCGACGTCCGCCCACGAGAACAGCCGCGTCAGGTCGTCGTGGACAGGGAAAATAACGTCCGCCACGCAGTCCACGTCCGGCCCGATCAGCGCCTCGGCGTATTCGCTCACGCCAGTCGTCTGCAAGAAGATCATCTTCGCCTGGCCGACCCAAGCGCGCCAGAAATCCTTCGCCATCTGGATGTTGACGTCCAACTGCTCGTCGGTGAGTTCCACGCAGATCACGCCGTCGCCCAAACGGCGCTTGATCCATACCCTCAGCTCCGCATCCGTCTGGACGTTTTGCATGACCTACTTCTTTCCCGCCGCCTTCTTCCACTCTCGCGCGGGCTTCCCCGTCAAGATGCGGTAGATGGCGTTCTGCGACTTCTGCACCAAGCCGTGGAGATCCGCCTCGTTCACGTTGTTGCGCCGCAACGCGCTCATCAGCGCCTGTCCGGTCTGTGCCAGGATATAGTTCAGTTGGTCGTCGTCCAACTTCTGCACCACCATCACAGCCTGCTTGATGTCCTTCGGCAGCTTGTCCACGTCGATGTCCGGCGTATCATTGGCTGGGGCCGCTGCCTCCTCCGGCGTCTCCTCATCCTCCTCGTCGTCGGTCGCGTCCTCGCCGTCTACGGCGTCCTTCTCCCTCATCTTTTGTGCTTTTGGTGTCGCCCCCATCATGTCCTGCTCTGCCACCTGTCCCAGACGAGCGCGCACCCGCGCGTCAGGATGTGCATCCGCAATCATGTTGGCCGCGACTTCTGGCACCTCTGGCTCCTCTGGGAAGAACAGAAAGAATTCCGCCATGTAGAACTTATGGTTGGTGCCATCCTCGCGCAGGGTAATGCCAAATGGCGTCTGGCCGCACACGTCCCCGCGTGCCACCAGGTGACCCATGCGCGTACGCACTTCAACCGTCTCGCCAATGCCGAGCCGCCCCGGGGCAATCGCCCCATCGACACGTCGTTCATTCATCATCGGCGTCGCCTGGGCCGAGGCGTTTCCACCGGAGTGTTGCCATCAGACACCGGCTCCTCCGTCTGCGCCTGTACCACTGTCCCTTCCACTACTGCTGCTGGCGCTTCCTCCTTGACGACCTCTGCCTGTACGAATGACGGCATCGGCATCAGAATCTCACGCTTTGGCTCTGGCACCGGAGCAGCCTTCGGCGGGCGCGGCGGATCGCCCTGCTCGCGAATGCGCACCAATGTCCCGTCCTCAACCCATGGCCCGAAGTCCAGATCGGTGTCCACGACCTTACCGGCCTCGAACAACACCGTCCAGGACTGCCTCAGCGGAGGAAGCCCCTCGCGCTGGATCTCGTGTATGCCATCGATGGGCAAACGGGATATGCCGCGCCTCAACATGTACTTCGCCATGGTTACACCTCCAAGTGTCAACACAGAACATCCTAGCTGGTTCAATGGCATAGGTCAAAGGTGTTGGCATAGACCTCCCGCCATGGCGGCGGGAGCAAAGGCAGAGTGCATGGAGAAGTAACCTAACGGTGGGTTCTCACAGACTCGGGCTCCACTAACCGTACACCTCGTCCACGCCCCGGTCAAATCTCATCACCGACACGAACCTGGGTTCGCCTCGCACCGCATCCGGTCGAGCACCAATGGGATCCGCGCCTGATCTTCACCAGGCGCGCGGAGCTTCAAAATGTGGGGTTGATTGCTATCAGACCGTGGTCACGGCGGGCAGACCGGAGCAGGTGATCACGCCGTAGTATTCGGGGCGCAGCATCTTGGAGGCATACCGCGTGCGGACGCCCTTGCGGAACGTGAAGTCGTTGGGATCCATGAAGGTCGGGGTGACCTGGAGTGGGACGTACGGAGCGTACACGAATCCGGCGTCGAGGAAGTTGTTGCCCTTGAGGCCGACGAGCACCTTGTTGGCGGTCATGTACGGGTCTTGGTAGACCGCGAACCGCTTGAGCAGGGTGCCGATGCGGGCGATACCGAAATCGGACGTGATCGGTCCGTAGGTCGGGCTCTGCACGTTCTGCTCGATGCTGGCGAAGTCGCCGTGCGTCGAGAGCTGGTCGAGCAGGGCGCCCACGCTCGGGGACACCACGATGAAGTTGGCCGGGGCGCGACCCGACGCGGTGTGGATGGAGGCCGCCACGGCGCTGATCTTGGTCAGCAGGTTGCGGATGGTCTCGATCTCGCCCGTGCTACCGGCCGAGTACGAGTAGGTGTAGGACGCGGAGAACTTGGCGCCGGTCACAAGGGCGTCCACGATCTCACGGTCGGTCTCCAGCATGACCTCGTTGGCGAACGTGCCGACTAGTTCGGTCTCGGCGTCCATGCCGTGCAGGGCGCGCATGTCGTCGACGGCTTCCACGGACCAGCGGGCCTTCAGCTTGCGGCTCTCGGCCTTCACGGTGTGCAGGGCGATGTCGAGGCTGATGCTCGGGATCTCCGCGCCGGAGGTGTAGCCCACCTGCTCGAAGTTCACGAAGTATTGGGCGTAGATCACGGTGCTGGCGATGAAGGTCGACGCGCCGCCGATTTCGTCGATGGCGTTGAGGGTCCAGGCGCCGGTGCTGACGGTGAACGTGCCCACGGTGGCCCCGTAGTTGTCCACGAGGTTGTTGGTCACGCCGGTCGGGTCGAGGGTGGCCACGATGTCCAGCGGGAGGAGGCCGGTGCTGTCGAGCACGCGGTAGTACAGCTTCACGTAGAACGTGCGCTGGCCGTCCACGCCCGGAGCGCGGATGGGCTTCCACTCCGGCAGGCGGCAGTTGGCACCCACGTTGGAGAGGGAGGCCACGGCGGTCGCCTGGGTGCAGATGACGTCGTAGTCCACGTACTCCGAGGAGTACATGCGGGCGAAGTTCTGGTTGATGTTGTCGCCCGCCACGAGGGCGCCGTCATAGGCCATGTTGTACGGGGCATTGGTGATGCCGTACTGCGGGATCTTGGTGCCCTTGCGGTCGTCGTACTTCTTCTCGTAGTAGAAGATGCCGCCGACGGGGGCGGTCATCGGCTGCACCGAGACGAGCTGGTTGGCGATCAAGTTCGGGAAGACGCGCCGGAGGACCGGAAACACGTACTTCGTGAACGCGCCCGCGTTGGTGCTGAGGGTGTCCTCATGGAGAGACTTGATGTGGTCCATCTCGTTCTCCATGATGATCGCCGTGCAGCGCCGCACGTAGTGGCTGTTGATGGGGTCGCGCTCGTTCATGGGCTGAAGGATCTTGGCCCAGCGCGACTCGCAGATCTTGCCGTAGGACTCGTCGAACACGGTCTTCTTGCCGTTCTCTTCCACGATGTTTCGAGCTTGCATGGTGTTACCTCTCCTGGTCTGTTGTTAGCTGTTGTACCCCGCCAGCCGCCGCATGATGTCGAACGAGTTGCCGAAGTCATCGGCCCCACGTACGGCTCCTGCCTGCGGCGCGCGGTCCTCGGTCAGCTCGCGCTCGTCGCCCTGGCCCCGCTGGAGCTTGCGGCGCATCTCGCGCAAATCTGGGTCCGAGATCTCCATCGATCCGTGCCTTGCCACGACCTTGTCCACATCGGCCCTGGAGGTCACATCCTCCAACAGACCCATCACGCTCGAACTGTTCACCAGCCCTGCAACCTTCTTGGCTTTGTAGGCGTCCAGCTCCGCCCGGTCAGCGCGCTCCTGCGCCTCTGCCAGCATCGCCTCGGCCTTCTCCGCCCGCTCGTCCGCCTCGGCCAGCGAGGCATCCGCGCGTTTCGTCAACTCCACAACACGGCGCAACTTCTCGTCCAACGACTCCGCCTTTGCCTGCAACAGCTTCATCTCGCCGCGCAGGGTCGCGTTCTCTTCCCGTAGCTCCATCTCCTCTTCCGTCGGCCCGTCCGGGGTCACATCCACAGACGGCTCGGGAAGATGCTCCATCACCACCGCAAGCTTGGCCTCGGCATCCTCTACCGACTCCATGCGCGCTCCGCGCAGCAGCTCGCGGATCATCTCGGCCATCGGGTGCCCCCCGATCTGGCGCTCCACACGCAGCATGATCGCTGCCTGCTTACCTTCTTCCACGGCCTCGTCCCGCTCCTTGGTGCGTTCCGCGACCTCGATGTCCTTAGCGCGCAACGCATCGCGCACGGCCGCCTCGTCTGGGTGCTGGCGATATGCTCCCACCATCTCCGCGATGGCCGCCAGTGTCGCACGCGCGCCACCCACGGCGGGGTCGACCGCGTACTCCTCCCGGAGTTGCGTACCGATGTCCTCGCGCGCCTCGATCAGCGCCTGCGCCAGCCGACGCTCGAACGCCTCGGTCATCTCGGACCGCACGCGCCGCTCGGCCTCGGCCACCGCCGCGTCCAGCCCCGCTGTGACCTTGTCCTTGGCCTTAGCCAGCGCGTCCTGCGCTGCCGCCTCCTGGATCTGGCGGGCCAGGTCCGGGAACTCCGACAGGAACATCTGCGCTGCCGTCGGCTCGTCCACGGACTCCGTGGTAATGTTCGGGATCGCCGTCCGCACGGCTGGATCCGCCACGAAGTCGTAGGTCTTCAGGCTGAAGTCGTCCTGGACGTCTTCTGCCTCCTCGTCCGCCGCTGGCTTGGTGCTGCCAAACCCGCGCGACGATACGCCGATGGGGATGTTTGCCTCGATCAGCGCCTTCAAGGTCTTCCCCTCCGGCGTATTCAGGATCTCGGCCTCGCCCATCACCCGGCCATCCTTCTCAATCCACAGGTCCGTGATGACATGGCTCACACGCTTCAGGCTCGTCTTGCCGTCTGCCGGGTGATCTAGCTCGCCCAATACGCGACGGGTCTTCAGATCCTCTGCGAGGCGCTTGATCTCCCGCCCCATCAGAGCCTCCGAGTACCGACGGCCGTTCTGCGTAGGCACTCCCACCCGACCGAACTCACCACGCGCCACGAGCTTCCCAGACCCAGCGGCCTGGCGAGCCTCTGCCATCAAAAACGCCGTGGGTTTACTGGTCTCGATCAGTAGCTGCGGCATCGTTTCACCAATTCCCTCAGCGCTTTCGCTGAAGACCCGTCCGGGCCAAAAGACTCCACTCGGAACGCCGCTTGGCTTCAGGGGACACCCGACGATCCGTCTTGTTCCCACTGAGCCGCACGGCCTTCTTCGTGGACTCGAATCCCATCAGCTCATGCCTCCCGGACGTCGTTCCCGTCCGGCGTCGCTGGCCACCCTCGCCGAGGTGGCCGTCGGTCAGTTTCCCGATCCGACCGTATCCAACCTGTCGAGCGACTTCGAGATCAGCGCCATCACCGGCCGGATCTCAGCCAGGAAGGCATCCGCGTCCATGACGTCCTCGTCCAGGCGACCGGCGTCATACGACGCAGCCAGGGAGTCCACGGCGGACTCGAACACGTCAGCCACGGCCTCGTCATCGAATTCCAGGTTGATCATCTCGATGATGTTGCCGATGCGGCCCAGGATCTCATCGCGCACGCTCATGGTGCGTTCCTCCTGCTCACCGAGCAGATGCTCCAGCTCGACCGCGAACTCCTCGCCACGTCGGGCAGCCATGCGCTCCGACTTCTTCGCGGACTTCGCACCCTTGCCGGTACGTGCCCAGAGGGATGCTTTGCGCTTGCTCTTCGCCAGCTTGCCCGCACCGCCCGCTGCCACGGCCGCTCGCACGCAGCCTTTGCCGTTGGGGTTCTTGCGGTAGCCCGGAGGACACACGATAGAGAGCTTCTTGGCCATGCCGCCCGCTTTGAACTTGCGGGTCCGCTTGCCCATGACCTCTTGCACCAGGTGCCGAGCGACTTCTTCAGCGCGCTCCTGGATACCACGGACGTTGCGCGGGATGCGCTTCGTCTTGAGGCCCTCGATCACGCGCTGCACATCGTCTTCGGCCAGGTTCTCGAATGGGAGAGCCATGATGCGGTCGAACAAGACATGCGTGACGAACGGGCCGTCCATCGGGTCATGCCGAGACTCCTCGTAGTCCTCGCCATCCTCTTCCTCGTCGTCCATCTCCTCTTCGTCGTCCTCCATGTCCCTGGAGCAAGACTTCTCCGACAGCGGCACGCCCAAGGCCACCGATGCCATGACGTCTTCGTTCAAGCCGCCGATTCCCAGGGCATCCAGATCCTCTTGCAGGGTATTCGCACTCAGCTTGGTCTTCATTTCGTCTCCTCTGCGCCTTTCTTGGACCGCCCCTTCAGGTATGCGGCCACAACTTCCATGGTTCTCGCTCGCCCGCACAGCCGATCATGAGCCAATGCCATCCGGTCTATGTCTTCCGCTCTCATCAACTGTTCGGCCTTGGCGAGCAGCCCACGGAGGAGCTGCGCTTCAGCAATTAGCGACTGGCGGATGGCACCATAAAACCCATCTGTTTCATCAAACACCAAGCCAGAGATTCCGTCAACAATCTCACTCAGCCGGGTAGAAACGATCCCCAGGGACTCATGCAGTTCTTCGTTGAACTCCGGTAGCCGTCCAGACGGGATCTTCGCGTATGCCGTCTTTGGAATACGCGCCTCCAGCTCCCGGATCGATCCCCACATCGCCGTGCGGATCTTCTCTTGGTTCGCCTGGTAGGCCACGTGCCAATTATTGGCATCCTCTGACAGCATGGCGCAGTCCATATACGCGATCACATCACCTAGCCAATAGTCCTCGTCCTTCTTCAAGAGTCCGGCGAGCACGCGAACCCGGGTTCGCGTCATCGGCTCCCCATGGAGCATACCATGCGCGATCTCCTTCAGTTCATCCGCCACCAGTCGAGGAAGCTGCGCATCCTCATACACCGGAATCGGATCTACCCGGATCTCGACGTTCTCGATCACGCCGCCATTGATAGCGAATACGGCCTCCGCCAACCTCCCACTCGGATCGCGGAACAAGGCGCAGTCGTCCTTGGTCGCAATCATCTCGACCTCAGCCCCAACGGCGCGTGAGACAGCTTCCGCCACTTGGCCGATGCGCTCCTCGATGCTCCCGTCCAACCACTTCTTCATGTCCTGGGACTTCGCGTACATGGTCACCTCGTAATCATGACCCGGTGCGAGCACTGCGCACGCGGCGCTCGACGCGGGAAATGGCGGGCTCGATCCGGGCGAGTCGCCGCAACACCTCGTTCTGCCCCCCGGATGTCTCAGCCATCACCCGGCGGATCTCGCGCCGTACGTCCTCGGTCGCACCCGCCTGGAGCTGTTCTCCCTCGGCACCACCAGCAATCATGCCCGCCATGGGGCTCAGCTCCGGGAACCGCTGCATGATGTCCGCCTGCACCTGCGCCTGCGCCATGGCCGTGGACTCGTCCTCGTTGCGCTTCGCCTCGGTCGCGAACAACGCGTCCTCATCCGACATGTGGAAGATGTTGGCGATGATCCACGGGATCGTGAAGAAGTCGCGCAAACCAACGGCCAGCGCCACCCGCGCGTTCCATACCTCGATCTGCTGCATCTCAAAGATGCTGCTCGGCGCGGGCATCCGCAGATCCCACTTCACCGAGTCGGGATCGATGTTCAGCGCGGCCAGATGCACGCGCACCACTTGCAACAGACCATTCGTGAACTCGCTCTGGAGACGCATCTCCAAGCGCGCAAACTGCACGTCCTCCTGGGTCAACGCGGCCCGGTTCGTCACCTCAGTACCGCCCAGGTACTGCGGCGGGATGCGGATGGCCGCGTACAGCTTCTTCAGGAAGTAGCCGAGCACATTGGTGTCGTCGTAGTCTGGTCCAGCGACGACCTCTACCCGCGATGATTCCTTGCCCGCCCGCGTCGGGATGAAGAAGTCCTCCGATTGCTCCAAGGGGTTGAATCTGAAGTCCAGTTTGCCTGTGGACGGATCCACGATCCGGCGCTTCTTGTAGCGGCGCCGAACCTCCTCCACCATGGCCTTGGCCTCGCGAGGCGGCATCTCTCCGGTGTCCACGTAGAAGGCAAAACGGGCCGGGGCCTTGGTCAGCTTGCAGACCAGGCTGTTGTCCTCCAGCATCAGGAGGCGCTTCCAGATCCACCGGGCCGAGTCCAGCAGGGAGTAGCCGTACAGCGCCCGCATCTGCTTGCCGCGCAGACGCCAGTGCGCCACCTCCCAGGGGTAGAAGAAAGTCGCCGTGCTGCCGTCACGCTTCTCGCGCAGCTTCTCCAGATCCTCCCGCGTCGCAATGTTGAAGGAGAACATGCCGGACGGATCTTGGACGAACCCGACGAGGTTGCCCTTCACGTCGATGATACGCCGCATAGTCGGCGGGGGCAGCCAGTTGAGTCCCAGAACGCCAGTCTCGTTCATCACGATCTCGGCATACAGGTTGCCGTATTTTCCAAACGTGCGAACAGCCGCCCAGATGTCCTCTTCGATACGAATGCGCCGGTGCAACAGGTCGTTGATGATGTCCCGGACAATCTTGTCCTTCGAGGTTCCCCAGATCACTCGCCCATGCACAGCGTCCGTGATCGTCGCGTCGTCGGCGTAGATGTCCAGCGCCGCGCTGATCTCCGGGTAGTCGTCCATGTTCTCGTAGTCGGCATAGCGGAGCATGAGGTCCGCATCGACCGAGAGCATCGTCGCAAGCTGTTGGTATGCCCCACCCATGCCGGAGTCTGGCGCGCTCGGCACCATGTTCGGCATAGACGATTCGCCAGAAGACCCACGGGCCAGCTCAGTGACCTTGCCCGTGGTGTCGCGGCTGAAGAACTTCTTGACGGTGTCCATCCAGCCCATGTTCAGTCATCTCCTATGAAGAAGGGCATCAGAACGTGGGCAGACTGGGCCGAGCGTGCCGCACGCACCTCATCCAAATCCACGTCCTCGGCTGGGATCATGTCGCTCACCCAGCCATGATCATGACCGACCGCTACTCTTGGTGTATCAGCATCCGCCGCCCACGGCAAGCGAGCGGCCTGTTGCCGTAGCCCCCAGACAACGCCCGCCAGAGCATCAGAAACGTCTTTGCTGCTATGTCGAGGATGATCGATTTTACCCTTCACGCGATCATATTCAAGGGATCGCAACTCTTGGAGCAGCGGCGTGTACTCATAGAACTCGATACGCTTCTCGTAGATGGCCGACTTCAACTCCTCGAACGGGTCAATGGTGCGATCCATGGAGATTAGTTCAGTATGGATGCCATGTCGCCGGATCTGCTGGTGCATCTCGACGTACTGAAAGGAGTCGCTCGAAAACCCATGAATGGGGAAACCATGTGCCTGCAACTCATACACAAGCCGCCGCAGGTCAGGCATATAGATCTGGTCTCCCGACGGCGGCCGGATGCACAGCATTGCTTCAATGACATAATATGGTGCGGTGTCCGTGTAGGCATGTCCTTCGCCATCCCGTCGCACCACCTCGACCCACCGCGAGATGCGCCCCATGACGAATCCCGTGCTGTCCCCTGAGATGGACGTGTCGATATGAATCCAACGCGGACTACTCGGCTCCTCCTTGGGAGCCCATGCCGTCTCGATGAACCCGCCCGGCAAACGCCGCTCGATCTTGCGGCACAGATAGTCCCAGTCGAATGTCGCAGGCGACCCCGAGATCCAGACCTCGCTGGAGAATGGATGCTTGCGATCCTTGGAGATGCACGCATCAATGGCATCCACCCGCTGGAAGAACGCCGAGATCGCCTGCGTCGAGACGCCCGCGATGTCGCGCAACGAGTCCTCTAGGTTCGACTCGAAGTCCTCTTTGTACTCAACTGGCACCTCAATCAGCCAGGCGTTGTTTTCTTGAAGATACTCCTGCGAGATCTCGTCGTACTCCCCGTCTTCGAGGATGCGCGAGCGCAAGCTGGACTTCGAGCACAACACGTAAAACCATTTACCACAGAAGTGGTCCTTGGGCTTAGACGTCCACGCCGTATGATCCCGCACGAATACCGTTGGGTCACGCCGTGCCTCTCGGAGTTTGCGCTCGGTGAAGCTGTCCAACGTCGCCGCCGACGACACCATGATGACCATGCCCGGGAAATCGCCACCCGCTGTCTGGAAGCGCGACTTGATCCGCCGCACCATGGATCGGTACACCTTCTCCACAATGTCGAAGTTCGCTGCCGTGAGCTGTTTGCCAAACGTCTGGTTGATCTGCTGCGCAGACCGCTTTGGCGGGAAGTTTGTTTCATCCAGGAAGGATGAAAAAATATTCGCTCCCAAAGATCGTTCTGCCCCATACGATCCAATGGTCATGCGGATGTTGTGCGGGAACAGCGTGTAGTCCGTTGAAAACCGAGGCGTGAAGTGCTGCATGAAGTACGGGCTCAACTTGATCTTGTCGTCGATGCTCGTCTTCATCACCTCCCGCGCCAGCACGAGGTTCTTGGAGATCAGCATGATCACCATCTCGGTGCCCGGCGACAGTCCAAACGTCAACTGTGGGTTCTTCAAACAGGACAGCTCGTACAGAATGCGGCAGATGGCCGCGCTGGCCAAGAAGGTTTTGCCAGCGCCGATTGATCCTGTGAGCACCACCTCTCGATATGGAGCCGAAAACAGGTCCACCAGATCTTGCTTGAGCGCCGGGTACATCGTCGCCATGGAGTCACCAAGGTAATAGGGGTCTTCGATGAACTGCTGAATAGAGACAGGCGGCCGACGGTACAGCGACTCGTTCAACTCCACGCTCAGTGCCGCCGCCGAATTCGGATCGCCCTCGTTCAGTAGCGCCTGGATCAGCGCCCGCTCCTCGGGCGTACACAGCGCGTACCCCTCAGTGAATGATCGAATGTCCTCCGAGTTGGTGCGAATGCTGCGCCGACGTCCGTTGGAGGCGGTGACGATCATCTCTTTCCCGAATCTTCTTCGGTTGGTCCTAATGCGGATTTCGGGGTGATCGACTCAGAATATTCGGCGTCTATGGCATCCGGGTATTGTTCGGAATCATCCCGCGAACCCAGGTTCGCCTCTTCCATGTCCGATTCCATGACATCCCCGCGATCTGAAATCCGTATCACACGCCTCAACAGCCCCAGCACCTTGGCCCTCGAAACCGGGTCGCCAAAGGCCCGTGCCGCGCCTTCGCCGTACTTATCCCGGATCTCGGCCAGCCGCTCCGCCGACACCGTCAGCGTGCCAAGGTCGCGAGATCCCGTGAGCCCCAGGTCCATCTTGATGTCGTGCATCCGAGAGATGTAGTCCATCAAGACCTTGGCCTGCCGGTCCACATCGGGGTTCACCTTGCCGTTGCGTCGCTCCTCACCATGGGACAGGTCGAATCTGTACAGTAACGCCTCGTAGGCTCGCTCCAGGCGGCGCAAGTCTTCCAGCCGGTCGCTGAACTCCTTCTGCGCCTTAACCACAACGTGCGGGAGCCTTGGGGCAATCAGGTCCGCGCCAACGATCTCCCTCTCTCTATAATCTCCGAGTATGCCTGCAAGAGATGCTCGCGTTACCTCAAGGTATTCACCTTCGTCTTCTTGAATGTACCTCGCGACTTCTGGACACGGATAACCGCAGCACAAGCGCTCATAGACCTCTTGATGGCAGCGTAACTTCTTGACCTTTTCGAATGGGTTCCCCCGGCTCATAAAGCACCACTAGCAGACACATTTCTATGAATGTGCATCGGAATACGGGTCATCTGTCAGCCTTTGTCATCTAGTCGATCTCTATAGGGAGATCGCTGCAACGATGTTCAGGGTATGCGCGGCAAAGTGTGTTTGTCAAGAGAAGGGTAAGCTACTGGGGTGGGGAGCACGGCCAGTTGGCGATATGGAAAGCGCGCAGGATGAGTCGGTCGAACAGAAGGGGCGGGTCAGTCATTTCGACATGGGTGACGACGGTCTGCTTCGTGATCAGGGTCTTGGCTGCGCCGCCTTCGGTCCAGCGAAGCGCGCAGATACGTTCGGCAGCCGGAGGTGGCTGTTTCAGCGCATTGAACCGTTCTCCTGCCTTTGGAAAGCCGCTCATGATGAACTCAATAAGCGCATCGTCATGGGCACCCCGAAGGATGCGGAACAGGTCGACGTCCCGGGACTGAAAGTCGATCTCCGCGTACTCCACCCTCGCCCAGATCCAGCCCGCGAAGTCATCCCGCATGATCTCGTCCCCAATGGGGGCCACCCCAAACTCCAGCGGCACCGTCACACACCAGACGCCACGCGCGATCTCCATCTCCTGGCCCTCCTTTCTGCAAGCAGTCGAAAAAAGCGGTCGGGACCGGGGGGTAAGTCCGATCCCGACCTGTCGTTCCATCCTACCAGCCGTTACATGCCGAGCGGCTCCCCACCAGACCTTCCCACTCCTGCCTTGACGTGCCCTACCCAGCCCCGTGCTGCGCCTCCATGCTCCGCCATACCTGCCTTGCCAGGCCCAACCCATTCCCACCGTGACCCACCTGGCCTCGCCTGCCCGGCCTCAACAAGCCAATCCATCCCACTCCCAACCTGCCGATCCGATCCAGGACTCACCTAGCCCCGCCAGTCCTAACCCCGCCTGCCGTTCCCGGACATGCCTCACCGTTTCTTAACGCGCCTGGCCTATCCTGCCGATCCGCTCCAGGCCCGTCCCGAACTCGACTCGCCTTGCCTATCCTGCCCGTCCGCTCCGGTCCCTGCGCAACCGTACCGTGCCGTTCCAGCCGATCCGAGCCTCGCCGCACCCTACCGTACCGAACCGCGACAAGCCGTTCCTGTCCTGCCCTTCCACACCATGCCGGACCCTACCGCGACTTGCCTCACCTCTCCTGCCTTGCCAAACCACACGTCACCAGGCCGCGCCAAGCCGATCCTCGCCGCGCCTGCCCATCCGCACCTAAACTGGCCAGGCCAGACCTTGCCCCTCCAGTCCTGCCATTCCAAACCTCTCCGCCCATGCCGAATCCATCCATGCCAAGCCTGCCACACATTGCCTCGTCCAACCGAATTATACCAAGACCAGCCGATCCCCGCCTGCCATGCCATGCCAAACCGATCCCGACCTCAACCATCCAAGCCCCGCCATTCCTGCCTTTCCGCACCACGCCGCTCCTCACCCATCCAGTCCCAGCCGTTCCTGCCATGCCATACCCCTCCCGACCCAGCCTCACCGGGACTTGCCTATCCTGCCATGCCTGGCCCAGATCGCCATCCTCCCAAGAGTAGCGATCCAAGCCCGTTGAAAGGAGGACGCGGGCCTATGCCTCGTCCTCTTCGGCGTCTTCCGCCTTCTTGCCCTTCTTTTTCTTGCTCTTCTTCTTCAGCATCTCATTCGCGGCCACGGCCTTCTGGATCTGCAACGCTTCAAGCACTGACTTTGCGTCCATCTCGCCCTTGCGCAGGTAGCCCGACGCCTTGGTCCACTTCGGCTTCTCCGGTAGATCCTCAACGTCAGCCGCCTCGAAACGCCCGTGCGTCCCATCCTTCTCCGGGCGCCACTCGAAGATGCCCACGCCGTATCCAGCCGTGTTGATCAAGTTGATAATTTGCTCTTTGGAAATTCCCAGCGCGTTGTACTCAATCACGACGTCAATCGCCCACTCTGGGTACTCCGGGCGAAAGCGGATGTCCGCCGTCTTCGCACCCTTCTGACCACCCACCCGCACAGGGTCCAAGCGCATCAAGCCCTTCATGGGCGTTCCGTCTTCTGCATTCAAAATCGCAGCGCGCTCCTTGTCCACCGTGCCCCAGACGAAGAACGCCTGTCGCATGTGCGTCTTCTTCAGGTCGCTCACCATGCTGATCGCCGAGATCATGGCCTTCTTAACCGCCGTCGCCAAAACGGCCTCGTGGCCGTCCCGGTCGTAGTATTTGGCGTCCTCCATCTCCTGCTCAGCGTTCTTTTCCTCGCGCGCTCCCTTGGGGATCTTCATCGACTTGCCCAGTATTTCCAAAACCGCCTTCTTCGACCAGGCATGCACTATCAGCGGATCGTACCCCTGGATGCGCACTCGCATGTATCGAATGTCCAGGAACGGTTTGAACTTCGTGGTCACGCCCGACTTCTCTTCCTTCGCCATATTGTCCTCCGACGCGAACCCGGGTTCGCGTGTAAAGCGGCAATCCACTGCCGCAATCCTGTGGCCAGATTACAGTCTTGCCCCCGTTTGTCAATATGTCAGTTGCCCTCCCACGCCTCCTTGGTCCGCTTGCGTTCGATCAGCCGCTCAAACCAGGCGACGACGTCTGCCTGCTTCTCGATCTCACCGCCGCTAACCGCCGCGTGGGCAACCGCGCGCTTGCTCTCGATCAGCGCAACCATGTCCTCGTCGAACGTGTCCTCGCCGACCAGCCAGTAGGCCGTGACCGCGCCCTGGACGCCGATGCGGTGGCAACGCGCCTCGGCCTGGTCCATATCCGCCGCGTGCCACGCGAACTCGACGAACGCCACGTTGCTCGCGCATTGCAGGTTTAGGCCCACGCTCGCCGCCTTGATCGAGCAGATGATCACGCGACAGGTCGGATCATCCCAGAACCGCTTGACCGCCGCGTCCCGATTGTCGTCGCTGTCCCCGCCGCTGATCGACACCGCGCCGTAGGCAGCCAGATCCGCCTTGAGCTTCTCCTGGATGTCCCTATGATGCGCGAACACGACCAGCTTCTCGCCCTCCGCCGTGTCCATCCAGTTGGCCAGCCAATCGCGCGTGGACTCGTACTTCGACTTGACCGCCAACTGCCGCAACCCCTCGATTCGGACCAGCATCTCCGCCCGGTACGCCGCCTCGCTGGGCAGCTCTCCTCGCTGGCCCGCCATCCAGCGCACGATGTCGTCCATGGCCTGCTCGTACACCTTGGGATCGTCGATCTCGACTGGAACCACCGTCCGCTGCAACGCGGGCAGCTCCGCCAGCACGTCCTTCTTCTCGCGCCGGACCATGCAGCGCTCGCGCAACAGTTGGTTCAATTCGTCCAGGTTGCTCGACCCGCTCATGTCCCAGCCGTACTTCGTCTCATGCGCCGCGCAATAGCGCTTCGCAAAACCCATGAACCCGCCGAACTCCTCCAGTCGCCCCAAGATGTCGAGCTGGCTCGGCAACTCGATGGGACGGTTCAGGACCGGCGTGCCCGTGAGCAGAAGTGTGCAAGCCAGCCCGTCCTTGCGTGACAACGCCTTCACGCGCTGCGCCCGGTCGACCTTGGAGTTCTTGACGTAGTGGCTCTCGTCGATGATCAGGCTGCGGAACGGCATCGCCTCTGGCCGCACCGGCCACTGGTATTTCCGCTTCTTCGGCGCAGGCTTCCCCGGCTCAGAATCTGGCGTCACATCGATCTTGTCCACGAGGACGTTCAACCGCTCGTAGTTGACGATCACGACGTCCCCGCCAAACCCAGCGACCAACCCCTGCCGCGCCAGTCGCTTGGCGTTCCCTTTGAGTCCTACAATGCTGGCCATGCGCCCCTTGAGAAACTTGCGCGTCTCATGCGCCCATTGCCGAACCACGGACTTCGGTACGACGACCAGCGCCGGGAAGGCGTCGATCTGCGCCACCGTCAGCAGCGCCTGCGGGGTCTTGCCCAGTCCCATCTCGTCAGCAATCAGCACCCGTCGCTGCCGCATGGAGTACGCGATGCCAGCCCGCTGATAGGGGTACGGCGTGACGCCATCCCCCAGACCGACCAGCGCAACGTCCGCGTCCGCCGCCTTGCTCGCCACGACGTTGGCCGCCTTCCCCGTGACGACCTGTTCCGCCGCCGCCCAGGTCTCTGCCGACGCCTGCCAGCCGTAGCGCCCCGCCAAGGCCCGGATCGTCGCCAGCGCATCCTTGGAAACCGGGACCGTCCAGACCTTCTTCGGGGCCACCCAGGCCCGCCCCCGGATCTCCTTGATCGCCGCCGTCGCCTGCGGATCGTACGGCGTCGCCAGCACGAACTTGCCGTCCTCGACCTTGATGTGCTCGCGCAGCACCGGAGCGGTCGGGGCCGCCGGTTGCGCGTTCGCCGCCATCAGCGTCGCCTGGTCCGCGCCACTCACGAGGAAGTTGAACCGCGAGAAGATCGCCTGGAGCGCCTTGGCGTTCGCCGGGCTCAGCTCCACCTCCCAGCGCCGCGCCAGCCCGTTCCAGCGCCGCCCGTTCGGACACGCCTTGATCGCCGCAATGAGCGCTTCGTCGCGCGGGCTCTCGATGCAGACCGTGCGCTTTTCAACCCACGCTAGGTAGGGCGCCGCCACGCGCACCTGATCGCGCGTGATGCGCCCGTCCACGTAGTCCATCCGCTGCTGCTGACGCGCCGCCTCCGTGGCCCGCTCCTTGAACGCCTTGAAGGACGCCTCGCGGTTCACCGACTCGGTGACGTTGGGCAGCCCCGCCCAATCCACCCCGTAGGCCGTCAACTGGCCCCGGTAGTGGCCCAGCAAAGCCGATACCGCGATGCAGTCCTGCCGGGTCCACTGGTCCGCCGGGGTGCCCGCGATGGCCCGCCCGTAAGAGGTATCAGACGCGGAGAACCCCACGTCGTCCCGCTTCTTCGCGCCGTCGCAGACCTGCGCCAGCGCCGCAACCGCCGCCCGCAAACGCTCCGCGATAACCAGTAGGTCGATTCCGTTCATGTCCATGTGGGGCCTCCTGCCAGGCGCGACGATCAGCCGCCGCGATCCCTATTATTTTAACGCTCAAGCCGCGTTTGTCAACGCACGTTCGGGGACTCAATCTGTCGGTGTAACCAGGGCGACCAGGTCCAACTCCGCGAACAGGCGCAGGGGATCGACGACTGGCTTGGCCCGGCAAACAGCGGCATGGAGGAGCACCTTGTCCACGTGGTTGCCATCCTCCGTTCTCCGCAGAATGCAATGCCGTGTCATATCGTTAGCGCCAGGCGCAAAGCAATCGCTCACGAACGCCTCGACGACAGCGTCGTGCGGCCCTCGACGGACGCCCAAGATGGACGCGCCAACAGCCGCCATGGTGCGCTGATCGGGAGACACGACAAAGTGGATGGCGTCGACGTCTATCCATGCCCAAGGCGTCCCGGGATGGATGAGGTGCGTCATCGCCGGGGCGATGCCCCATTGCATGGTGACGTCGCTCATCCGACCTTCCTCATGTTCAGGAGTAGCGCGATCCGCAGTAGGGCGGCCAGCGTTCCCGGATGCGCCCCCGCATCGACCTCTTCCGCGACGTCCAGCGGCGTCACCTTTGCCTTGCGGCGGTAGGTGCGATTCTTCGCCATCTTGGGCAGGTCCACGCCCGTGCGATCCTTCAGGGAGGCGAAGACCTCGCGCCACACCTGGGCCGCCTGCTCTGGCGTCAGGTGATGCTCGACCACGTAGTCATGCACCGTCTCATGGATGCGCTCGCGCATCGACAGGGGGGCGTCGTCCTTTCGCTCGGACGCCTCCAGATCCGTGGGGCACGCATCCTCAACCAGAAGGGTGGGCTCCTTGGGATAGACCTCGATCTCCCCAACGAATCCCGTCGCCTGCGGGGTCGCGTCGTGCACCTGGAGGATCAGCGCGCGCCGCGCTTCCTCCACTTGCTCCCGCTCCCGGTCGATGGCGTGCAACCGCTGCTCGGTATCCACGAGCCGCTGGGCAAGGATCGTCAGGCGCTCCGCCGCCGTCCGCCCCGACGCGTAGAGGCCAATGTTCCGCACCTTCGGCAGCACCTCGCCCGCGAACCACTGCTGGAACCTTGGGACCAACGGCGCATGTCGCTTCATCGCGGCACATTGCGTCAACAGCGCGTAGATGCCCCAATCCGATGCGCACCACACCGGCTGCTCGCCCATCATGATCCGGCGCTTCCACGCATCCGAGACCCCCAGGAACAGATCTTCGAACCGATCTCCGCAGCCCACGGCCTGGACCACATCCTCCGCCGCGAACCAGGGCTCCCCGCCAGTCCAAATCACGCGCACCGGGTTCCCCTCGAACACGTACCTATCGGGATCAACCTGCATCGTACCCTCCCGCGCCGCTAGGGCGTCTGCTGCGCCGGGACCATCCGGCGATACACCTGGTCCTTGCCGAAGAAAATGTGCTTGATCCGCTGCGCCGCCGTCGCTCCCCACGCCTGCCGCGCATGGGCGATCTCCACCTGCATCCCCGGGCTCACGCCGAAGTCGTACAGATCCTTTCCGGGGTAGAAGATCCACAACTGGTCGCAGACCTCCACGAGTCGCTTGCAGTGGGCCATGGCTAGATCCCGATGGATCGCCTCCGCCACGTAGTCCCCCAGGAAGAGGTGCGGCGCCAGCGGCACGTGCCCCGCCTCCGTGATCGCCCGGCAGATCCCCGTCACCCGCGCCACGTTCAACGGCACGTTGTCGCTGTACGGGTGGCACACGTAGACCACCAGCGATTGCCCATGCTCAGCGCGCGGAAACTCGTGTACGAAATTCATGGTGAACGCCCTCTAGGAAAATTCGACCATCCCGGTCGCGATCTCGGCGGAGAGATTACAGAGCGCAGGTTCGTTTGTCAACTGGATAGCCGCGCAGACGCGAACCTGGGTTCGCCTCACGCCCCTACTGCACAGGCGGGTCCGACTTCCGCGTGCGCGCCTTCCGCGCCAGCTTCTTGATCGGATCCGACGTGGCGGTCTCCACTTTCGGCTCTGGGCTCACCTTCTGCGCCGACGTCAACACCGACGTCAATGCCGACTCCAGGGCCGTCCGCACCTCTGGTGGTTCCTCGGGATGGACCGGACTCGCACTCCCCTCCTTCATCAGATTCAGGGGCGGCGGAGGCGGCAATGGCGGCAAGGCGCTCTGCCGCGCGCCAAACTTCGCCTGGATACGACGATTGGCCTCCTCCTCTCCCACAAGACGCCCCTCGTAGATCACCACCCCCGGCAGCCACTGCGAGGTCAACGCCGCCCGTCCGCCTGCCGTGCGCGCATCGATCTGGACCAGCACGCCCGCACCCGGAACCAACATCGCCCGCGTCTCTATTGTTCCCTGAGACATCTCCTGCGCGCCCAACGAATACCACTCCGCAAACACCTTCTTCTCCTCGGTCATCGTGTCACCTCTTCATCATTCGGTTGGTTGGCCTCTAACGCGGCCAGGTCGTGATCCCACCGTTGCATGAAATTGTCCTCGCCGTCATCCGCCGACACCAGATAGTCCACCCGGTTGGCCATGACAGCCGCCCGCCGACAGGTCGCCGCCGCCTCCCGGAAGCGCACGAGCACCTCGGGGCTGAACCCGAATCCCCGTGGCTCGTCAGGGTTATAGCGGTAGGGATCACCGTCCACCGCTGGCAGATCGTTGTCCCGCACCAGGCGCTCGATCTCCTCCGCCACCTCATCGAAAAAGCGATTGATGTACCGGAAATGCCCGCCACTCATTTCAACCGCCTCATCCGCGCCATCGCCGCCCGGTAGGCCCGCAAGCGGGCAACGTCCTCGTCTTTCCACCTGTGCTTTGCCGCCACCTCATCCAGCGCCTCCTCCCAGCCCAGCAGGATGCCAAATACCCAGGCGTCGTTCCGATCCCGCGACCAGTCCCGCACATCGCAGGCCATGGTGTCCCGGACGGACTCCAGCGCTTCCCGCAGCGCCACGACCTCCTCCTGGTTCAGCCGGAACCGCCGCTCCTGGTCATCGATGACATCAGCAGGCCGCAGCGGGGGATCCTCTGCCGCTGCCAGCACCAGGCCGACCCAGCCGCGCCTGGTCGCCGTCTCGATGCCAATCACCCGATGCCAGCCGCTCTCCCAGGAGACCAGATCTCCCACCGCCAATCCTGGCATCACCACCACGAGCGCAGGGGGGACATTGACGACCAGGCCCCGCCCCTTGATGCGAAACGCCTGGCATTCAGCCTGATGATCCAGTCGCCACACGCGGCCCTCGGTCTTCTCCTCCATGGTCCCTCCTATTCCACGAGTACGCACTCCAACCGAGCCCCCGGATAGGCCAGCGCCACCGGCCCCGCCTCGTCTAAATTCCAAAACCGCAAGATGAACGGATTCTTCGGATCGCCAGTCCAGAATGGCGCGTTTCGATCATCATAGCGATCTTCTGCCAAATACTCCGTTCCCGATCCGCCGGTATCTCGCACGATGATGACCTGCCACTTCGTGTCGCCCTTTCTGTTCCCGCTCAGCGGCACATACGGCGCATAGACGAGAGACGGTTCCGTGAACCGCTCGTGCTGCATCAACCGCACCGTATGCTTGCGCGCCTGATCCTGGACCTTGTCCCAGCACAGATCGCAAAGTTTCCCCTGCCTGCCATCCTCCAGAACGACATCATGCGTGGCCAGGCGCCCGCACCGATGGCCGAGGAACCCCCCGCCGGGCTCCACGTACGCCTGGCACAGGTCAGCGATCATTCAGATCGATCTCCCGTTTCGCCGCCACCACTGGGTCCGCCTCTGGATCGACCCCCTGCGTCCCCGGTTCTGGGGGATCGATCCCTCGCGTCGGCGTCAACGCCTTCATCGGCGTCATCCGCCGCCGACTCGCCACCCGTCGTTGCACACGCTCCAGTTTGGAGCGCGCCGCGCTCGCATTCCGTCGCTCGTCCTTCTCTTGTTCCGTCTTGCGTCGTCCCATCGTTTACGCCTCCTCTGTCTCTACATCCCTCGTCTCGGATTCATTCTCCATCTGGCCCCCCAGCCCCACCTCCAACTGCGATACCAGCAGCCGCCGCTGCGCGATCTCCGCGTAGGCCCGCTCCCGCTCGATCCCCACGAACCGGAAGCCCTCGACTGCGCAGGCCAGGCCAGTGGAACCGCTCCCTGCGAAAGGATCGAGCACTATCCCGCCGGGCGGAGTAACGAGCCGCACAAGCCAACACATGAGCGCTACAGGCTTTACCGTAGGATGGTTATTGCCTTCGCCACGTTCTGACTTGCTCACTTTCGGCGTGTATAACAGCCGTCGCCCATCCTGCGCACACGCCAGGTCAGTTTCGGTCAGCGGAAACGTGGGGAAGAATCGCGCCGCGCTTCCAGTATCGTTTCGTCCTGGAACCTGCGCTTGAGCACCTCTATCACTGTAACAATTTAATTGTGGTTTCCCAGATCTCCCATTACTAACTGCACCGTCACGATCTGGAAACATCTCAACTACTTCTTCACTACCATCGTGGAGCAAATGCGCTGGCCAGCGGCCCTGTGACATCGTGCTGTCGATACATGCACTTTTTGGTTGCCAACCATCATCATTCATGAAGCCCAACGCCGAACTCCCACGATTATTGCCTCCTTGGCTTGGCGGTCCTTCCACCCGACACGCGTCAATGTGCAGCGCCCCCACCCCGTGCCGCAACACGTTACGCGCTACCGTGCCCTCGCCCAAGGGCTTGCGTGCTAACACAGCGATCTCTACCGCCGGTTTCAGCGCGGTGCCCCATCCATCCCACTGCTTGGCCGCCTCGGTCGCGGGCGCGGTAATCGCACATTCGCGATCTGCTCTATTCAAAGTTCCATCCGCCCGGCCAGACAGCACGATACCTCCATGCTGATCGCTTGGCGTCGCACAGTATCCGGGTAGCCCAACTTTGCTCCCCACTACCGCGCGCTCCGCGCCCGCCATGCGGTCCAGCGCCTTCCCAATATCCAAGCTTTTCGGAAACCCCGATCCGAAACACCAGTACAGACACGTCCTGATCTCGAACCCCGCATCCTCCACCGCAACCATGAGCCGATGATGCGTGCGATCCCCGCCGAACGCGATCAAGTGCCCCCCCGGCTTAAGCACCCGCAACGCCTCCACCACCCATTGTCGATGCCACTCCTGCTGCGCGATACCCGATCCGAGCTTATCAAACTCCTTCCCCATAAACTCCAACCCATAGGGTGGGTCCGTCACGATGGAATCTATGCTATCCGCCGCCATGGTCTGAAGCACCTGGAACGTGTCCCCCCAAATCAGCCGCACACCAGATACCCCCACGCCCAACAAGGGCTGCTGATCGCCTGTCTTCTTGCGTCCCATCACGCCTCCTCGTTCGTCTCTCCCACGCAGATCAACACCATAGTGCGCTGGTCGTTCATGACCTCGATGATCTCCCCGAACGCCCGCCGCTCCCAGTCCAGCTCTCCCTTGGAGATGTCCACCGACACCGTGACCTCACTGTCGGGATACTCCATCAACATCGCCGCCAGATCCTTGGCCAACATCGCTCTCCTCAATGCCCGTAGTTGAACCCGAGCCAGTAGTAGTCCCACCGCACCTTGCGCCAGCTCCACCGCTTCTTGACCCACTCGCACGACCCACAACACGTCCTCAACCGGACAAACCGCCGCCGCTGCGATGACTTCCACATACGCGCCGCTCGAAAACCATCCAAGCATTCCCCGTAAATCTTCTCACCATTTTCTTCGTCGATCATCTTCGCCCGATCATGTATCTGCAACCAACACCACTTCACCTCGTCAGGGTCCATGGTTGCCTCCCAGTCCTTGGGGCTGATCTCTCCCGTATGCGGATCGATATATTGGCTTGCATGCAACTTTAACGGCATCGCACTTCAACTTTCCTGCGGATACAACTTCAACGCCCGGCCCTCTCGCTCCATCCGTATCCCTGGCACTTTACCACCCTCAATCCACTTTGCCAACGACGAGATCGCCGTGTTGTCCGATCCGTAATGGTGCTTGATGCCGACGATGCCGACCGGATCGAATAGCGTCGGCGCGCGCCCCGTGATCGCCTCGCGCAACGTGCACCCTGGGTTCTTCTGCACGATCTCTCGCAGCTTGCTACAGGTCGACTTGTAAGGGCTCCAACCGCTCCCGCACGGGCTCCCCGCTGGCAGGTAGGTCTTCTGCTCATCTACCAGACTCAACCGAAATAACTTGGCCAATGCGCCTCGGTTCAGCGGAGGCTTGATGCCATGCGTGACCAATTTCGCACGGTCCTCGTCCGTCGCCACCGGACGGTACAGCACGGACGGGTTGTGCACTCCGAGCACGCCGATCCCCCACTCACGCAACGCCAACGCGATCACCTGGTTCATGCGCTGGTACTGCACATAGGGCACCGCCACCGAGACATAGTGCGCGTACGTCCGCCAGAAACGCGCCTGCTCGACCACCTCGGCGCTCAACCGCACCTTGACCTCCACGGCCCAGATGAGCGGACCTCGGGTCGCCACGATGTCGCAGGATCGCTCGCCGCGATCCTTCCGCACCTCCTGGTAGACGTCCCAACCCGCCGCCCGCAGCCACTCCACCGCAGGAGCTGCTACGTCCGTCTCCGCCGTCGGCCACTTCGTCACCGCCATCGCCGGTCAACCTTTCAACTAGATCCAACTATTCAGCGCTGGCACCGCACCCGCGTGTCAATCCACTCCCTCGTATCGCTCAGGTGCTCCATCAGCACCCACACCGTGCATACCGGATCCGTCGCCGGGGCCTTCGGCTTCTGGGAGAAATCCAGATCGATTTCCGAAGCCTCCTGTCCCGTTTCGGTATCGCCATCACACTGGCACTTGTTCGCGATCACCTGATTCCGCTTGCTCCACCCAACCGCGCAACTTCCGCCCCAAACGATCAAGACACCGATGGCCAACGCCGTCAGCACGATGCCCACGATCATCCACTGCCACATGATCTTGCCAATGCTGCCGTCCATGTTCTGATCACCGCCCTTCTCGACAGACAACCGCTCCGTCGGTGCCCGCCCGAATGCCTCCAGATTCATGGCCCAGTATCGTCCATTCCCCCCTTGATGGCCATTCGGGTCGCCTTCACCGCCGCCTCGATCTGTTCGACCACGAATTCAAACAGCTTGAGCTGGATGTCCACATCCCAGGATTCATAAGCCGCTTTCAGCTCCTCATCATGCGCCGTCAACGCCTTCTCGAACCCGGCCAATACCGCGTAGTGCCCATGGACCTCGCCTTGCTCCGCCTGCCACCGTTCGATTGGCGTCCGCTTCTCCGCCCGCTTCCGGCGATGCCGACAGTCCACACACACCATCGTCGCCCACGGCTCGCAGGTATGCACCGTTCCGCACTCGGGACAGGCCGCCTGATAGACCCGAGGCGCATGCAACAATGCGATCTCCGCCTTTCGATGCGCCGACAGATCCCGGTAGTCCTCGCACCCCGTGATCTCCATGGTGTCGTAGGGCGGGATCGCTATCTCGCGCACCCAGGCCCGCGCCGCATCCGTACTCGTCCCGATGCCTGCTGCCGTCGTCCCGTCCGCAAACGTGATCAGGAACATCCTCGTCTCATGCGTCGTCATCGTCGCATCCACCTCTCCAGAATCATCGACGCACTGAACCGCGCCGATCCCCGGTGACCATGTAGTACAACTGGCACGCCTGACAACACTCCTCATCATCTGGTCCGCGCCCTCCACACGTACACCAAATGTCCACCTCCTGGCTGACCTGCGCTCGCCACTCTCGTTGCTGAACCAGTCCCTTCCTCACCACCTCTTGCATCCATACCGCCAACGGATAGCAGGCCACATTCGTTTCCTGCGTCAACATCCTATGGATCGTCGTCTCTCCTGCCTCCAACATTGACTGATTGCGTCGTATGTCACTTGACAACGCATCCAGTCCCATCCCCGTATTAACCGCTTGGGCAATCTGCATCTGCCGATCCCGTATCCACGTCTTGGTGATTTCCCTGTCGACAAGGACCGTCCCGTCGTTCTTCACGATGTCCTCATCCGCCGCGCCACGTATGGGAACCACCTCCACGCAAAAGGGTATCCCGTCATGCGTACAGACCCGCATCGCCGATTCCAAGGCGACAAACACTGGACACCCATCCGAGGTGTCGCGATGCCGGACTGGCAGATTGTTTTCATCAAACACGCGAAACACCTGCCAGCGTCGAATGTCCGCCAACTGAACCGCTTGCCACAACCCATCGTCGTTCAGCGCCTCGACTCGCCACCGATCATCGAAGATCATCGGTCGCCTCCCCCATCTCATTCACCTGTGTCTCTTAATGCTAATGGCCCTGTTGACATCATCGATGAGCTTATAGCAACTCTGGCACCGATTATAACACTCCCGCGCATCGCAATTAAATAGGCACTGCCCCCCTTCAGATAACGCCATGTCGCGCTCTTGGTAAACCGCCATATCGCACATCTGCTGTTCCGCGATGGCTGCGTCTAACTGCGCTTGTACCGCCGATAGACGATCTGCAAGCATCTGGTTGTTGTCTCGCAAATGCACAATGTACGACGAGGCAATATACGCCGGTATGCCCAGCAACACGACGCTTAGAAACACAATGACAATCAACCTCATGGACACCTCGTTTCGATTGAAATCTGCCTCATCTCCGCCGCTCCCTCTCGACCTCGTCTGGAGTCGGCACTCTCCCCTCCCGTCGAAACGTGTTCAACGCCGAACAACACCCCTCGCCCGCATAGAGCGCCACCGCATACCGCCCGCTCATGCGGATCAACTGGCACCGCCATCGCTGCCCGTCCCAGACGAGCTGCTTACAGTCGCCACCCGACTCGCACTCACCGTAAATGCAAGGTGCTTTTCGGCAACAGAAGCCACACCCTATGCACGGCTTCGCGCCCGGATACAGCGGCACCACACCAGCCTCATCGTCCGTCACTCCCATGGGATCAATCGCTCCTGCATCTCATCCGACAGCCAGTCCCGGAGATTATCGATCTCGTACGCGGCATCCTCGGATAATCCCCCATGATCCGCTCGTGTCCGCAGACGCTCGCCCAGATCGCACAGCAGCGCGTGCATCGCCTCCGCCCGCAAAACCAGATCCAGCCGTCGTTGCTCATCAAACGCCAGCACCGCGCTGTCCAGGTCAAAGGTCAGCGTCACCTTCATGGATGGCTCCTCTGGCACGCGCCGCTGTTCACCGGATACTTGCAGATCGGACACAAGCCTGCCTTCTCTTCTGCCAGTCGCGCCCGTAGCTTGTCCAGCGCCCGCCGCCGGTTCAAGTGGTAGGAGCCCCGCTCACTGCTCTCCATTACGATCCCCGACGGCACATGCAGGATGCGCACAGCATTCGCGGGATCTCCCACGCTACCCATCGACCGCCAACGCTCGATGCGGAGATCCTCCTCGGGAAAGTCGATCAACTCTGGCATAGTGGTCCCTCCAAATAAAATGCGAGCCTGCGTCACCGCCTCCTCGCGATTCAACCAGGTCGGCCACCACGCCACATGCGTACAGCCCGCATAGATCGCCAACTGCGTCAACGCCACCTGCACACGGGAATTCAATCGCCCGAACTCCTCCACAGACAGCGCCGCGCACACCTCCTGTGCCGTCAAGTGCAAGGCCCGATGTTGCTCGTCCATGATCAATTCACTGCTCCTCTGCGCCACCCGTCGTTGAAAAAATTATTCGCATGCGCTACGGGACGCTCCGGCTCCCAAGTCCGCACAGACGTTCTTCCCCACCACCCCCGCTGTCCCGCTTGGCACGTCCCCGGATCGGCCGACCCCGGATCGTCTTCCAACAACTCTGCGTAAATATGACACCCCCGCGCAAATAACAGTCGCGCCGCCACGAATCGTGATCGTCCCACACCATCATGACGATCAATGGCTCCCCGGCGCAGCCAGAACTTAGTCCCGAACCGCATGATCCACCTCGACCGGCTCCGCGTCGATGACCGCTACGCCATCCTCGCGTACGCTCCCATCGCTGGCCGCCCGGAACATCTCCGCACCGTTGGGATCGTCATTCCACCGCACGAACACCCCGTCCGGCTCCCGCAGGCGGAAGACCTGTCCCGCTGCTACATCCTGCAACCGGCACGGACACCACTGCCCGTTGATCTGCACCTCGGCCGCCCGCATCTTCACGTTCATGACCGATCCTCGCTTGCATCCTTCTTCGCCGCCGCACACGTCGCGCAGTACGCCCGCCCGTTGTCCGGCAAAAGCCCCGATACTTTTTTCCGAGGCCCACGACACGGCAGATACCCCACCACTGGGATCGCCTCGTACTCGACCACCGTCGCCCGCGCTCCGCACCGCTCGCACACCGGCTCATGGAAGCAACACGCCACCTGATCCTCCTCCACCGGCACCGCGCACTCCGGCAACAGCTTCAGGCACTTTTCGTCCTGGTAATGACCGCACGTCTTACACGTCGCTGGACGCATCTGATCTCTCCACAATCTCTCGCAAGACGCACAGCACTTCCTGCAAGACATCCAACCGTTGCCGCGCCGCTTCGCGCATACCGGGATCCACGGACATGAGTTCGCTCCGCAACTGTTCGCACAGACCGAGGTCATTCTTGTCCTCCAGCCAATCGGCGAGGAGCGCCTGTACGTCCGTCAACGGCTCCGCCTTCTCCACCTCGAACCCGCCGTCTGCTTCTCCATAGTAATCTACATCGCCCCAGAGGTATCCTTCGACCACCCACAACCCCGACTTCAAATCGTCCCAGTCCTTCAGCCCTAACAAATAGTCCAAGCCGCACTGGCTCACGTCCTCGTGAAACCAATCCGCATCGCACAACCGGCCCTTTCCCAGTCGCTCAATGGACGCCACCATCGCCACTACGCTACTCATATCCAAGCCATCATCTACATCCACATCGATCACCAGCCGAATATTTCCACTCCTGTACATGGCTACTCCCACTCCTCTCTCCGGTCATACCCGTGGCGATAACGCTCGCAGGCCCGGCTGTTCGCGTGCGCAGGCACTTCAGGAGCATCGATCCGGCATCGCCCGTAACGCGGCGGCCACTTCACATGCTCGCCCTTGCCGCGCTCGTAATGACTACACGTCCGACAGACGCGATCAGGCTGTGCCATGGTCCACTCCCGCAAATGTATACCCCCAGCGACCCACCCGCTGAAGTACAGGCTGCCCCCGATCCCGAGGCAGCCGCGTATTGCTCACCCCGAGGTGCCCCTCCAGCAACCTCCGAAAGGCCCCCTCGTGCTGAGCATCGCCCTCAGTGCGCATGTAGTTCGGACGGCCCGCGTCCACCGCTCGCGCGATGTCCCGTACGCCGAACGCGCCGTAGCCGTTGTCCCGCCACCACTGGAACACCCCGCGCAAGGTCAGGAACCCCTTGGGCGCCGCGTAGAAGCAGTGATGCTGCCACGAATGGTCCCGATGCGCGGTGCCCGCCACGTCCCCGTCCCAGCTCACGATGATCCCCATCTCGGGCGCTCGGCACCCCAGTCCCGACGGCGGACTCGCCGCGATCCGCTCGTCCTGCCAGCAGATCGTCATGCACCCGATGGCCCGAATGAAACCCGGTCCCGTCCGCTGACCGAACGGATCAAGCCCGCTCACGTGCACAGCGCTGTCCAGTAAGCACACCTGCGCCACTCCCAGGATGTCCCGCACATCGGGGTGGTCATCGGTCACCGGCACCACAGCGATGTCGCAGACGTGGCCTATGATGCTCTGTTCCCGGAAGACCCCGTAGATCCGTGCATCCCCCACCGCCTCGGGCGGCACCGTGTACTTGGACCCGCGATCTAGCGTCGTCATTTTCTCCCCTCAATATATTCAAGAGACTCGTCCTGGAATTGCTGCAATTCGTCCTGGATGCCCGCCGCGAACCAGTCCCCCTGGCTGCTCATCAGCACGCGCCGCCCGCAGGTTGAGCACCGCCCCGTCATGCTGCACCCGTCGAACCCCAGGGCGGCCCCGTTGCCGTCGTGCCAGTCCATGTGGTCGCAACACCACCGCCGCACCCGCCGGTTCAGGCTGGCCACAATCGCGAGCAATAGGAAGACAGAGAAAAGCGCCGTGAAGAACACGACTATCACCAGGATCACGATCTGCAATGCGTTCACGTCTAATCCTTCCACCCAAGGTCTATGTCGTCTGGCCCGCGCGGGTTCGGGTCGAACGCCTCGCGCCCGCCCGGCTCGTTCCATGGGTAAGTGCCCCGGCAATCTGGATACTGTGGACAGCCCCAGAAGAGGTTGCCGTCCCGCTGTCTGAAGCGCGCAACCATATCCGCCCCGCACCGTGGGCAGCGTGGAGCTTGAACAGGATCACCGATCATGACTTCTCCTTGCTCATATCTTCCGGGTATGCCAGCGCCACCAAGGCGTCGACGATCCGCTTGATGTCCCAATCTTCAGGCGGAGCCGAATCAGACCTATCCTCGTACAGGCCCCTGGCCCGCCCCAACTGCAACGACAGCGACGATGGTTCCCTGCCATCGCCCTCCCTCGTGCGCACTTGAATCTCGTACATCAGGCTTAATCGGTAGCACCGCGCCCTGAATTCCCTTTCGGACTCCGCGAGCGTCCGCCTATTTGGCCTTATTCGCATCTGCATCACCATCGCGTCCATCCGTCGCCAACTCCGGGTACGCCAGCGCGACCAGGGTGCCGACGATCCGCTCGATGTCCCAATCTCCCGGCGGGCTCGATCCCGTCGCCTTCTCAAACAGGTACTCGGCCCGCCCGCGCCGCAACCACCGTGGTGCCCGCTGCGTGTGCGGTCCCGCCCCCGTGTGCATGTGGATCTCGCGCCGCAACCGCTCCCGGTAGCACCGCGCCCCAAAGGTCGCATCGTCCTCGTCCGCCCGTCGTCGCACCGGCACCCTGCACCTCCGTCACGCGAACCCGGGTTCGCGTCAGTGCTCGAAGATTCGTCGCACCGTCCGCCCCCGTCGATAGGGGCCGTTGTCCTGTCCATCCCCGCTGTAGGCCAGGGACCACCCGCGATAGGTCGGCGACGCCTGTCGTCCGCCGCTCGCCACGCACATGGCCACGTCCTCCGCGTTCTCGCAGGCCACGCAGGGGTACTCCGCATGCGAGGTCGGCGCCTGACCGCAGGCGGGACACGCGGGCAACGCCAGGAAACAGGAGACGCAGTACGCTCCCGCCGCCGTCTCCCGGATCTCCGCATCTGCCGTCTGCGCCTTGAGCGTATTCTTCCCCACGCGCCGCGCGGCGGAGTCCGCAACGCACCCCCGACAGACTTCCCCATGAATGACCGGCGCCTCGGCCCATTGCGCCGCCCACGTCCGCGCCCACGTCTTCGCACTCATCCCAGTCATCCGCGAACACCCTCCCGATCTCGCTGCCGATTCCGCCGACAGCTCGCACATTGCCACTGCCCATCGAAGTCCGGCGCGTCAGGATTTGCCTGCACCCGCGCCCACTTGTCCGCCAGCATCGACGGCACCACGGACGACTGTCCGCACCGGCTCAGCGCCGCCCAGAAGGTCGTCCCGTCCGGTCGCGTGATGCGCTCGTGCCAGTGCGCAGGCCGGTCTCCCCGCACGCTGTACCAGATGCCCGTCATGCCGGATCTTTCCGTTTCGCCGACGCCGCCTGGTCCGCCATCTCCTGGATGGTCTTCCACCCGTCCAACAGACGCCGGTATCCCCGTATCCGAAACAGGACATCGCCATGCACCGGCAAGCGGTCTTCGTAAGCGAGGAGGACCGTTAAGGCATCCCGCCGCGCCATATCGAGATCCTTGCGGAGCTGTTCGATCTGCGCCTGCGCCGCGATCTGCGCATAGCACAACTCTGAGTGGAACCGCTCCCGCTCCGCCGCAATCTGCTGGATCAGCACCCGCGCCCCCGCCAGCTCCGCTCGCAACGCAGCCTCCTTGTCGCGCACCACCCGCAGTTCATCCTCCAACTCCGACGCATCCGGCCGATGGAGGATCGCCCGAATCCGATACTCCTCCGGCATCGACTGCGCATCCTCCGAATCTGGTCCCCAGATCACGCCTAACTGTCCATTCGCAAAACGCATCACCACGCAGCATCGATCATCCTCGGCCACCGCGTTGACCCGATGGCCGACCCGCAACCACCCGAACTCCATCTCGTGATCGATCATGGCTTTTCGTTCCCGTCCCGTCGCAAGCTCGCATCCATCGCCAGCAACGCATCGATATGCGCTTGCGATGTTCCAACTTCAACCCACGTTGTTTCTTGAACCTGCCCCTGCCGAAGCGCACACGTGGGATCAGGCGGAACCTCGACCAGGGATGTCTCCAGGTACTTCACGCGCCCCACCAACTCAGACAACTCCCGCTCCTGTGCGAGCGCCTCTGCCACGGGTGTCCCGATACTTCCCCGCCACGCCGCCCGCAGGACTTCCGCTGCCTGCCGGACGTGCCCCGCAATGATCTGGTCGTCCTCGGGCAGTATCTGCGCCATGGCCGCGCCCAGCTCCCCACATGCGTCCCCCGCCGCCGACCGCAACGTGGCGATCTGCCGCTCGGCATCACGTTGCTTGGCCGTCCACCGCCGATCCAAGTCCTGCGTGATCCGCAACTGGTCCTCGTACCGCTCCCGCCAGGCCCGCGCCGTCTCGTGCTCCGCATCCCGCTGCGTCACGAGCCGCGCCAGCGCCGCCGCATGGGCGCGCTCCTCCTGTTCATGTGCCTTCCGCGCCGCGATCAGCGCGGTATCATAGGCCGATTCCCAGACCATTGCCGCCAACTGCTCTCCCACGATCCACCGACACGTGTTGTTGGGGTCCAGGTTCGCCAACGACTCTTCACGATCCCGCGCACATTGCGTGCGTGCCTGTTCCGCGTCCTCGATATGCAACACAAGGCCCTGTACGCTCATGGCTTCACCTCCTCGCGGTAGTCGATCCGGTGTTCCCCCAACGGCGGCTCACCCCGCCGCTTACCCAGGCGATCATGCGGAAGCTCCCGCCCGATCTCCCGCGCCGCCGCCTTCAACGGTCCCCACTCGTGGTGGTTCGAGGAGCATTCCCAAAGGTCCAACAGACGCGCGTATAGCATATCGGCCGATTCATCGACCGGCTCAATGGTCACCCGCCAGCGGCGCACTTTCACCTCATCGTTCCCTACGCTAGGAACCCCATTTCTCAAATGATCCACATTGTATGGCTTCGGCCGCCAGTACGTCTCGAAAGCATACCGTTCTGGATCGGCAGGGATCGCGTCACGCTTGGTTGGCTTCGCCATCACATCTCCTCAGCCGGTTCCCATTTCCACTGATCACGCGCGGGCCAAGCCACGTTCACAGACAGGTCTGGCGGGATGATCGGATGCCCGCTGAAGTCGAACTTGATCTTCTCCGCCTGCTCTCCGGCCATCTCGTCCGCCAGTTCCTCATCGTCGGCTTCCACCTCGAACTCCAAACTCACGCTCGCCACCGCGATCACTCGATACTTCGGCATGATCAATCCTCCTCTCGGTTCTGTTTCTCTTGCATCACGTCCCACACCAGCTTCATGGCAACCTCGGTCGCCGCCGCCCACGCCGCATCCCACACAGCATCCGCCAACTCCTGTGGCATCCACGGTTTCGGCTGAGCCAGTATCCGGCCCAACGCCGGAATCCGACAGCCAACACCGCGCTCAATCATCTTGCGGCGATACGGATACAACGCCGCGTCCTGCATCTCCCTGCGCCGCGCCTCCCGCTTTCGCATCACCAGGAACCGAATCTCTTCCGTTGTGACCTGCTTCCGCATCCAGGACAGCCGCAAGCGCTCCAACTGCCCCAGCTCCGCGTCGGTCAGCCAAGCCGTCTCGGGTTGATTCGTCCGGGCGTGGGGAGACCTGTTTTCGGAATCATATTGCGCCATTCGCGCCACGCCCCGCGCCACTATCACGTCTATGGCGCGCTCAATCATCCCCGGACTCATGAGGGGACCGCCCGGCGGAACATCGCCCGCCACACCGCCCGCTGCCGCTCCTCGGCCGCCTCCTGCCGCGCCGCCCGGCGCACCGACGCCTCCCGCCAGACCCCCACCCAATCGGCCCGCCGCGCGAACCGCCGCTTCAGCTTCTTCATCTCCTCCCAGTCTTCCGCGCAGATGTGCGGCCAGATGTCGACCCAGACCACGCTGTACGTCGCCCCGCGCGGGGGCCTCCACGCATGCACGTCAGCCACGACCACTTCCAGCCGGTCTCCCCAGCGCCCCTGCAAGGTCGGAGCGACCAGGTCCACGATGTCCTGCGACCGCTCGATCACCGTGACCCGCGTCACCTCGGGCACCGCCAACAGCGCCTCCGTGACCAGGCCCAGGCCCAGCCCGACCACCAGGCAGTGCCCACCCATCGCCCGCGCCCGTCGGATCGGGGGGATGTGGTCGCGCTCCTCGCTCGGCGTGTTGCTCATCCACAACGTCCCCCGCTCGTAGAGGCCCACGTATGTCCCCGACGGCACCGCATCCACCGACGACCCCCACGACTGTATTCGACTGAGATCCGCCTCCGTGGCACTCACGGTGAAGCGCTCCACGCGCGCCGATCCAACCTGGCCGTCTGGAACCATGCACGGTTGAAACCAGTCCATTTTTGAATCCTCGTTTCCCCTGACATCTCGCCAGGTATCTCCAGCATATTTAACGCCATCTTCGGCGTTCGTCAATAAAAACTAACAGCCCTGGCAATACCCAGAAGGAATACGTTTGTCAACGGAAAAGTCCGTCTAGCGATCTCGTCCTGCCGGACGTGCTCCCAGGCGCTCCCCAATCGCCGACAGTTGCGACTTCTGCTCGTTCAACTTGTCGTCAATAGCCTCCACCTTGATCACCAGCCGCCCCTGCTGCTCAGACATGCCCTGCACCGTCGACTGCATGACCCGCTGCTCGGACTCCAACCGCGCCCGGCGATCCATCTCCGCCCGCAATACCGACTCCTGCTCGTCCTGCCGCTGCGTCATCGACTGGACGCTCACGTACAGCGCCCCCGCCGTGAAGATGATCGGGATGACCCACAGTACGATGCGCACCCATGACTCCCGACTGATCGCGGTGAACACCGACGGCCGCCGGTACGGATCATGCTGCCACTGCTGGTACTGAGGCCCATACGCTGGCATCTGCGGCAGCCGGTTGACCCCCGTGTAGTCCTCTACCGGACTAATCGGCGTATGATCTCCAGGCATGGCGTCCTCCTGATCCCATGGTGATGTTCAGCGCGTCATCTAGCAACATGCCGACCGGATTGCTTCCCATCAAGTTGTATCGGTAAACTGTAGCCAGCGCAACAAGGAGCCGCGCCAACAGGGATGACTCAGTGGGCTACAGCAATGGGTGACTCAGATGTTGTCTCTGCCTCATTTTCATCATCAGCATCGGCCAGATTGTCTAGTGTGTCTTCACCATAAACAACCGTCGGCTTATCGCGTTCGTCAATCGCGATCAGCTTCAGACCAACCGTCGTCTCGATCTTCGCCAGGTACTCATTCACCGTGCGAATGCCACCGTTCGACGCCAGGAAGTCCGTCGCGATCAAATCCCAGAGATACGCCTTGCGATCTTTGGTCTGCTCGCACTCCGCGATCTTGGCCGCCCGCTCTTCGGCGCGTTCCATGTTCGCTCGCTGCGCTGGATTCGGACGCCCTAACGTAAAGGTCGGCTGGCGTTCGCTCCCTGCATCCGCGCCCTTCCCATCCGGGTCTTCCGCCGCATCAAGTGCGTTCTGATGCAACATCTCATCTAGCTTCGCAGTCGGGCAGTCCGTACCGATACGTGCCTTCCACTCTGCCGCGTTCTCCGCCGTCACGATGCCGACCAGCATGCGGGCCTTCCGCCAGCCCAGCTTGCGAATCCAGGTCTGCACGTTCTTCGGCAGCTTGTTCAGCCACTCCTGCGTGCGGATCAGGAACTGCGCCTTGCGCATCGAGATGTCCAGCTCGCCCGTCACGTAATCCGTCCACGTCACGAACCCCCATTCCTTGTAGTAGGCGTTGTTGTAGACCAGGATCAGGGTGTCCGCCAACGCCCAGGCGTCGTCCTCGCTACGGTCACGCAATTCCAAGACTTGTTTGCGTATCTCCGCATGACTTACTGCGCCGTCTTCCGGGCTTTGATCCGGTCCGAGTACGACGAGCCCGTGGTTTTTCTTCTCCTCCGACATTGAAAGTCCTCCTTCGCAGCGCCTCTGCCATCACATAGGCGTCTGCAATATTGTGATCACCGAACACTAACCCGCGCGCTGCAAGCGCCGGGATGATCAACTTCTTCTTGATGTTTCCCTTGCCCAGGACCAACTTGCGCGCCGTCGACGACCCAATCAACACCGGCTCGATGCCGAAGGCCATCCACAACTGCATCTTCACCACCCCGTTGATCTCACCCAGATCAGCAATCGCCCCATGCTGATGGAACGCAAAATTCTCAATCGCCACGTGCCATGCCACTGCCCCCTGCGCTGCCACCGCGTCCACGATGGCCTTCGCAATCGTAATGAGTCGCTCGATCTTGTTCCGCACGGATGCGCTGCGCTCCAAATCCACACCAATCACCTGCTGAAACAGCATGCTCCCCGCCTCATCGAGGATAACGATGCCAGCGCCACGCAACGAAAGATCCAGCCCCATAAACCTGACTGGCTTTCCTTCTTCCATCACTTCGGCTCAGTCTTCGCCAGCGCAAAGCAGACGTCCTTGCATGCGCACTTGCGTGCCCGAGGATCGCTCTTGATACGGCACGTCAACGGCTTCGCCGGGATCACCTTGTCCGACTTAGCTGCCCGCATCGCCTCCATGCACTCCACCAACAGCGTCCGTATCCCCGCGATGGCTGTCTCATCCCGCGCGACGACGTGCTCGGCAATGCTCTCCCGCAACGTCGTGCCGCCCTTGGTCACGTAGATGATCCGCGCAAAATTCAACCCACTCATCCACATGTACGCCTGCACCTGGAGCAGGTGGGCCGCTATGGGACGCCCACCCACGCCGGGATTCACGTTGCTGAATAGATCTCCCCGGATCGACTTTACCTCCAACACCTCATGAGGAGCGTCCGGCCAGGCCAGCACTCCATCCCACTTGCCGACCAGCTTCACCTCTGGAATGCGCCCCTTGGACTCCCAGAAGGTCCAGTAGTCACCCTCTGGCTTCGGCCCCCAGCCACGCTCGGTGTATGGCCCCTTGGTCGCCCCATCCACGCACTCTAACCGCCCTTCGATCTCGCGCTTCCAACTGCCCTGGAAGACATCAGGAATCGCCGCCGGAAGTAGCTCGTTCTGGAAGGAGTTGTGAAGCGCAGTTCCATTCGCAAACGTGAACAGCGTCTCGGCATCAACCTCTTCTCTCATGGCGGCATGACCACAAACGGCCATAGCATACAACCGAGGGCACAAGGTATGGATGTCCGATACCGAGAACCACACGTCATCCTTCGAAACATCAACGTAAGGTCGCCCCGGACGCTTCATTTTCGCAACCATAAGATCCAACACACGTGTCGTGATCTCGCCCGACAGCGACACCGTAGCCGCCTGCATAATGTTGCCGATCATGTGTACCTCCTGCCGCGTTTTACAAGCAGCGGGGGTGTTTGTCAACCGACTTCAATTTGCTCGATTTCCTGCGATTGACGCGGGGCAAGTGCCTCTTGATCGCGCTCCAGTTCCTCTACGCGAAACTGTAGCCGAAAGAGCGGAGCGTTCACGTTCGCCCCCTTGTAGAGCACATTGGTGAAATGCTGCTCCCAGGCGTGGACATTGGGGAACCCATCCATCTGCGCGTACTTGTCACTGTGACGCATCTGGTCAAACGTCACCGGGCGCACCGACATGATCACACCCACCGCGAACGGCACCTCGCCATCGTTTGGGCTGAGGTATTTCGAGGTGAGCACAATCCGACTGCCGACCTCGTGCGGGCACCCGCTCGGGTACGCACGCGTCACGCTCATCGCCATGCCCTCTTGGATTTGCTTCGTCTCGTACCGAGTGCAACTGAACATCTTTGTCCTCCATTCAACACGCGAACCCAGGTTCGCGTCACAGCTCAGGCATCCTAACTCACCGCCAGACCGAACGCCAGATCAACTGCCCTATTCCATGCCGAAGACGCAGTATCCAGGGGCCAGACCAGGAACGCCATCGGCAGATCGCAGGACATAGGTGATGCGCCCGACCCACTCGCGGCCCGTATAGCGCGAATCGTCCTGCCCGAGGATACCTTCAGAGCATCGAACAGAACATGGATGGAACTCCCGCAGCAATACTCCATCCCCCGGCGCGTACCCTCTGTCGTCCCAGCGGATCTCGAACCGCTTGCCCCGCGACAGCACGTCTTCGAAATAGATGGGCCAACACTTCAGCTCGTGCATCATCCTTCTACTCCTATCATCGCGTTCAGCATATGGACCACGTCGTTGTCCAGACCGTAGTTGTCTTCGCAGAGCCCCTTGATCGACCGTAGGCGCAACACGACATGGCAGGCCACCTCCGCCGCGCTCTCGGCGGCGTCCTTCTCAAACGCCTCCATGGCCGCCTCGTTGCACATCACGGACGCCGGGGGATCACTGTAGGCCCCCATGAACTCCCGCGAAAACACGCTGGCCCAGACCATCTTTTCGCCTGATGTCATCACATCCCCAACTGCCCACTGAATAACGCCCAACGTGGATCTCCCTCTTGCAAGCGCACCACACGCAGGTCCGTGTCAGAAAGGTCGCTGTCCTCGCACGTCACGACCTCGTACACGTACCCCTCGATCAGTGGCGTCGAATCGCCCACCTCTAGGTCACATCGAGGAATTCGGATCTTGGCCCCTCCGCGCATCACATCGAGTCTGTCGCTGCTCATGCACGCCATTACCACACTCCTTTCGGTGGAAACGCCTGCGCGCTGACCAGATCGTCGTCGTGCTCCATGTCCCAATGCGAAGCGACAACCCAGCAGCCATGCCGCTCCGCTATGCACATGGCCAGATCCCGCACCACCCGCCACGACAACCCGATGAACACGCCTGACATGATAATGGCCGATCCATGTTTCCCGCGCAACAATCGCGACATGACCGCATCTCCGTGCCACCGTTTGGCCGGAGCGAACGACAATATCGTCGCCGCGATCTCGCGCACCCGTACGCCACTCCCGTCCATCACTAGCGAGACAACTGCTCGACAACACATGGTCGTGTGCCGTCACAGGTCCGTGCGCGGCCAAACCTCGGCTGGCAACACCCCGCGCTGGCGCATGAAGATCAATGCCTGCTGCACCACAGGACACGTGATGTGCCCTTGGAGCAACTCGTTCCGCTCGTTATCGAAGACGCGATAGGCCAATTCCACACCGCCATTCCCGCACCCATAGTTCGTCCCGATCTTCGCTGCTAAGTCCTTGATGTCCAACCAGTCCCCCGCGTACCAGTACCGCAGCGCGATGTTGGCGCGATACGCCTGCGCCTCGTACATCGCTCGCCACATTGGCTGGGTCGCGTACCGCCACATGAAGCGCCAACTCCACGCCCGCACATGGACGTGTTCGTGCACACACAGCGCCGCCTCCCACAGGAGGTTGCGTACGGCCCCGTCACGATCCGGCACGTAAATGGTGCGCCCCACCGTCGTCGCAAAGCGATTCAAGAAGCGCTGGCGCGGCATGACCTTGGTCAGGGCCAACACCAGGGCGACGATCCGCATGAGCCACGATGTCTGCTTGCGTCTCCGCCGCGTGCGATATGTATTCCGTAACTCCACCCAGAGCATGTCGACCAGGGCTGCATCGATCCGCCGCCCGCCGTCGCTGTCGTCCATCGCGCGCCTCCTACGTGATCACCGATGCGCTCGGCAGCGTCACATGGACCTGCGGATCGGCGTCGATGACAGTCACCACCACGACGCCATTCTCTACCGAAACGCTCCCTCCTTCCACTCTTTTGGGAACCGTCATACCTCTCTTCAGCGCAAAATCTAACACCGCCTCCAACGCCTCCGGCGCCGTCAACCGATACACAACCGCCGCTCGCGAATCCGCCATCATGTTACCTCTTCTCCAAACACCATGTGCAGGACATGGCAGGCTGAGCACGCCGCCTCATCATCTGGACCGCGTCCGCCGCAACTACACCACTCGTTCACCGCCAACCGTACCCGCCGCGCCAACCCATCACGCTGCGCCTCTACTGCTCGCATGGGATGCTTGGCGCAGGTCATGACGTGCGCGATCACACGTCCCTTGGTGTCCGGCTTGTCTTCCTCGAACTTCGCCCCACAAGCAACGCAGTAGGTCGATCCATACATGTCCTGCCGTGCCGCATTGGCATCCGCCAACTGGTCTTCCAGTTCGGCGATCCGCCTTCTCAGCACGTCTTTTTCCTCGTTAGAATCGGCAATCATGGCCTTCCACTCGAAACATTCCTCGCAATACGGCCCACTATCTCCCACGTACAGCGAGTCCTCGCACTGACCCGCTTTACCAGTGGGCTCATCACATTCGATGCACCGCTCAATCTCCATTGCCGTGCTCCTTCTTGAGCCGCGCTACTTCAGCAACTAACGCCTCGACTTCCGTCGCATCATCCCTTGCCGGTTCACCGGATGGCAATCGCTCCCGCACTGTCTCAAGTGCCCTGCTCATCCGCATGAACTGCTCCGTGATCATCGTATGCCACTCAGAATGTTCAATCCTAAGCCGCTCTAGTTCAGCGCCAAGCTCGCTCGCCCGCTTGCGTTCTGCGTCGCATTGATCACGGAACATCACTGCCTTCTGCTCCATCCAGCCCTTGGCAACGCGCATCTCCTCTAGCTGCTGCTCCACCGCGCGCATGGGGTGCTTGGGGCAGACCTGGATGTGATTGCCGATCTGCTCGCAGGAATCCGGCGCGTCCAATGGAAAGCGCTCCCCGCAGTACGCGCAGTAGGTCTCTCCCTTGAGTCGGGCAATCTCGGTATCTAGTTCGGCAATGCGACTTGTCAGTCTATCCACCTCATTACAGGTCACGCCATGCGCGCACGGATGGTACTCGCTCCGCTGATACCCGATCTCCTCCAGTTCGGCCACCCGCGCCAGCAGTGCATCCCGCTCAGTGGAATTGCTTTTGATCCTCTCCACCTCGGCCTTTAAGTGATGACACTTAGCGCCCCACTCCCCTGCGGTAACTTGCCAAGCACCAATGCTTTCCATAGCGGATTGCTTTTCTGCCTGTAGTTCTTCCTTGAGCCTCTCCACCTCAACCTCGGCACGCTTCGCCCGCTCGGCCAACAGCGGGATGCCATCGGTCAGCCACGCCTGGCCCAGCCCCGGCTTCGGGCAGTGCTCCTGCGCCAACGCCACCGCCCGGTTCCACTCCCCCTTGAGGCATTCGTAGTTGGACTTCTCCACGTCCAGCTCGAACTTCAGTCGCGCCACCTGCTCTTCCCACGCATGCTCGCGACAGGCGCATCCATCATGATGGTGCTTGCACTCTTTCCACCGTTCGTCAGCCATCCTTCGGCTCCTTCCATGCAAACCCGGCCAGGAACTTGTCCACGTCACGGTCCACCTGTTGTTTGAACGCTTCCAACGCCTGCACCTTGGCCGATTCCCACCCCGCGAAGAGTGTCTCCAAGCGCTCCTCCACGTTCATCCCCCGCCACCGATCTTCTACATCCACCGCAGGCACCCGCTCCCGATCTAACCGCTCGTGCAGGCGATCCAGCATGCGCCGTGAGGTGCACATCTGATCCGCGCAGTGAAACCCCTCCTTAACCATCCGTATCGACGCCTGCCGCTCCGCGTCCCGCTCATCCGCCACCGCCAACAAGCGCGTGTGCGCTTCGCCCAAGCGCGTCCGATACTCGTCCCGCTCCGCAATTATCTGCACCACCCGATCTGACAAGTCGTACTTCTTCAACGGCAAATCTGCGATCTCTTCCCCGCACAACCACTTTGTCTCTTCAAACGACTGCGAACGAATCGAGGCGCAACCCGCCATGTCCAACATGGCATGGAGATCCGCGACTTCCCGCCGAACATCATGAGTTTGATCCTTCGCCTGATCCCGCAAACGATCCCGCTCGACGACCAGCAACCGCACCCGATCCTCCAGCGGGATCACGACCTTGGCGACCGTCCCCGCCGGGAACATGGCTAAACCCTTCTGTTCATCTTCCGTGTAGGGCCGATCCTCGGGCACACCCGCCGCGTCCAACGCCGTGCGCACCGCTGTCAGCCGCGCATCCAACCGCTCCTCATTCCTACGCAGGATCGCAATCTTCTCCAATTCCGGCCGCTCCGATAATTCCAAACAGAACACCCGCTGATCGGGCATGGTTCGAGGATCGCCGCCTGGTCCCCAGATCGCCGCCAACGTGCGATCTGCCAACCGCGTCACCACAAGCATTCGCCCGTCATCCATGACGGCATTCGCCTGCTGCCCGCATTCCAACCAACCGAACTCCAACTCATGATCGACCACGGTTCACCGCCTTTCCATCGCCTGTCGCCAGCGATCTCCGTCGGTCCCCGGTCGCCTCGCCCAGTACCCCCACAACCACACCCCGGCATCGACCAGCGGACAGACCACGAACGGCACGCTGTACACAATGAACGCCAGCAGGATCTCGCCGGTC